ATAATGTTTTTTTCCTACCTTTGGCATGTCATCTCCTTACTGTTACTTGTGAGCTACCGAAATAGAAACCGAGAATGGCTAACATCCCCTGCCTGATTTCCGGTAGTAAAACGAATCCTTCCAAACTTTTCCACCTGTCAGCGTGGAATCCCAGAAAGCTAAATATTCCTCCCGAACCTTCATTTTTGATGGTCACAGGGATACTGTAAAAAGCAAAAACAAACGGAGCAATCACCACAGCAAACAAAATGGTAATGGCTATGCTTCTCCTGACCCAAACTCCACCTTCTCCAGTTCTGGCCGCAGCACGATCAGCAGAATCATCCGAAGCACCTTGTGCTGCAATCATCCGCTCCAATGCTCTGGACTGAATGTCCATCTGTGCGGATACAAATTTCATGACGAATCCGGTGATTCCTCCACCAAGCATGGCAACTAACTCACCTGTCATCTTTCTTCTTCCTTAAACTTCTAATTAGTTTAATTATAGATAGAAGCATGAATACGATGGTGCATCCCGATGCCACTAAAGATAGCATCTGACTCGTCTCTTGTGTCGTCACAGCAATTACAGAACCGATCGTTCCAATGAAAGACTTCTGGGCCAGGTCATTCACTAGTCTATAAACTGTGAAACATGAACAATGGCGGTTCCGCTAATCCCTAAGAATTTAGCAGCTTTACCAGCATTAGCACTAAGCGTGATTAACGGATTGTCTTTTACCAAGATGTGACCATTGGTTGCGGAGGGAGCAGTATCGTCAAACGTGACATATACATTATTGTCCTGCACATCAATTATCACATATTTGGTGTAGTCGTCAAATGCAGCAAACTGAGCACCGGTGCCAGTTGTTGCACATGACAGATTTTCGCCTGCAACAGTTCCATTTGGCTGTGGATATAGGTTAGTAATATGGCTATTCATAATTCTGGATATTATCTGGATTGGGTTGAAACATAAGTGTGAAATCGTTTTTTAACGGTGTTATTGTTCATAATCTGGTCCGTCTTTTCCAGTTCGTTAGCCAGATACTTTTCGGCTACCTGTTCTTCTATGACAGCTTTGTCATGCTGGCCATCCATGCGTAAAAAATCTGCATAAGTGGCGTGGGCTATATAATGGAAAAATTCGTTAGGCACTAATGTAATGTCATTAAGTGGTTCCGTATCAGGAGGTGAACTATCGGGATTCAAATCCCAAGTAGTTAAATAAGCAGGAAGTTGTTTCTTATAGGTAACAAAAATAGATGTGTCATTGTCGCTACTTACATTCATCACATGTGCCCCATCACTCTGAACAAAGAAATCAAACTCAACAGAACTATTGTTCAAAAATGGTTCTGCCCGATGCATCCGCATGAACTCCTGAACATCTGAAAGTAATCTAACTATTGGAGCAGGGGTGGTTCCGCTATTAACGCTCCAGCCACTTTCCACTGTGGTTATAATAACATTATCGGTTACGGTCCAGTCATCATCGTTAGTATACTGGACAGCACCTCCACTATCCGGTTCTCCGCTTATAATAGTAAATTGTGCATCTGCCTCACCACTGGTTCCACTAACGTAGATTAAAGAATATAAAGCTGTGGTTCCGTCTATGTCATACTTTGTGTAGGCAGCAACGCTATTTTGGGTGCCGTTTCTTTTATAAACCCCATCAACCGCAGTTGTTCCAGCTCCAAAAACATAAAAACCATCCTGAGTGAATGGGACTATTTGATTGGTTATCGACCTTTGTTCTGCTGATAACAGATATCTTGGCCACATAGGAGTGGCTTGGTAAGCCTCATAAAATCTCCGGTTTGCCAATTCAAGCAGCTTAGTATTCTCATTATCCAAAAAAGAAGACACCCCGGATAACGCACGTACTAATGCGTATAAGTCATAATTCTTTCTCAACTGATTCATGCTTTGTTGGGACTGAGATGGGGGAATCGTTTATTGTAATCCTTTAAAAATTCTGGACTGTGAACTGTTTCACGCCCGTATTTCTTAAGAAGAAACATATACTCTGGGTAAGGAAAATTCGCAACACACTTACCCAATACAGGGTGAGTCTTACCAACATTGGTTTTTGCTTCCGTTGCCGTCTGTTCCTCTCGAGCTTTCTCTGACTGAAACTTCTTTTCATGCTGAGAAAACACTTCTGTGATAAGAGCATCATCAAGTTCGGCATCTGAATACTTGGGAGCTGTTGGTATGAAATTTATGTTCGGTGCATCCATAAGAAAAAAGGGAGGCCAGTTTTGGCCTGACCTCCCCCTTTGGTAATTATTTGCTAATCGCTTTTAGAAAAAACGAGACAGATCGATTACACGGAAACCGATTATGATTTCGCCAGCAGTAATGCTAGCGGCAGCAGCATCGGTAATCTCAATAACAACTTCAGTGTCGGCAGATACTGCCTTAACTGGTAAGCTTCCACCTAAAGTGGTGGTAGTTCCAGCACCCTGAACGAATAGATCGCCAGTATTGAATGTTGGTAAGTTGACGGTCATTGCGTCTACATCGAGAGCGTCAATGAATTCGTCGGGATCGGCAGTGGTTGTTCCCACGTCAATAACAAGTGAACTTGATCCAACTATATCAACACTGTTTACAACTCCACAAAGATCAATAGCTGACCCTGCGGGTAGTGTTAATATTGTATCCTGTCCACCGTTTCCAATTGCTACAATCTCTGCAGCACTCAGAACAACAACATGGGTGAAATCACCACTAGCTTCATTTACAGTTAATTTGGCCATAATAATTTCCTCCTATGCGATGACGGTTATTTTACCATGCGCACCGGGGTGCAACATAGTCAGGGTTAAAGCACAATCAACGTAACCACGTTCTCCTCCACCGAGATTCGGCAAACGAGTGCTACCCATTGGGATTAACTCAGCAACACCGTAGTATTCTGGGTTCAACAGGTAACCGTAGTCCTTGTTAGTTGTGTCCGGCATACAGTCAGGATTACCATTTACGATGGCTACACTTCCGTGATCTGACTGATAAACTTCTACAGATAGTTTTATGGTGGCATTGCTACCATTGTAATTTACACTACGAATGGATAGGTCAGGACCACTTCCGTCTGGATCTAAACGAGCGAAGTCGCTGATGATACGCCTCAAGGCGGTATCGGCAACAAGCGTCAGGTTATTGGTAGATCCCGTAACACGGAATATAGAAGTTATTTGGGTATTAAGTACCGTTTCGGTGTAGGTTCCAGAAGAATGAATACTTCCAGAGGGGGTGCGGAACGCAGAAGGCACATCACTCGGTCCACTGGAATCAATCCAGTCTCCCAAGCCACGCAGCTTGTAAACAGCTCCGGCACCGTCTTCGACGGCACGATCATTAGTTGATGCTAGCGTTGCTTCAATGTCACGTTTCAACTCTCGGATGGACTTGGCTTCGGCTTGAGCAATTTTGGCAGGTCCAACAGATTCAACAGCATCCTGTAAATCGGATACCATATAATCTCTGCGGAACTTCTGCACATAATCACCGAGACGAGCACGTCCTGAGAACTGATCGGTGAATGCGGTGACATCTGCGCCTTCTGCGATTCCAGCAGTGGAAACATCAGCGAGGCTGTCAACCGTCCATTCAACAAACGTAGCGTTAGCTCTGCTTTTAGAAGCAGATGAAAGGATTGGTGTCTCTTCAGGGGCCAAGATGGTTAAAACATCCATCAGGTCCTCACGATTGGAAACAGCCGATCCAGTATTACTTGTATCATATGTATTTGAAAACGCCATGATTTATCGGTTTTTTAGTTGTAAGGTTCTTAATGTGATGAAATCGCTTTTTTGTCCTGATTGCTTAAATCTACTATTCGATTCCTTAATAGCCTTGGTTGATCTTTTTTCAGTTTTTTCGGATGTTGCCGATGACGGCACACTATTGCTTGAAGGTTCCAATGCTATGTTAGCCTTGGGTTTGGTCTGGGTATTTGTCGGGCTATTGGGTATTTCTTTTCTTCCATAAATAGAATTAGTAGCGTGTGCTATAAAATATGGAAGCATAGAACTTAAACGAGGGTCTACTTCATTTAACTTTTTTAATCCGGGATCTGACATAAATTCTATAAAAGCAGACTTTTTCTCATTCTCGGATTGATCCTGAAGCCAACCCAGTTCTTCAATGGCCTTGTTACCCATGGCAAATTTAACTGATTCAGCATTTTGTGCAAACTTTAGAGAATCCAACTGATCCGGTATATAAATATCCCTTGCTTTTTTAGCGTTCTTTAATGCATTACGCACATCCGCTTTAGTCATGGGTTGACCTTCCAGTTGAGTGATCTCATCTGTTGCACTCGTGTAATCAGATTCAAACAATAAGTCCTCAGCCCAATCTATAATGCGAGTAACTTCATCGGCTTTAGATTGAAGATCCTCTATGGTTGATAAGTCCTTAAAAGGATTATCAGAAACCTTTGGTTTTTCAATTTTAAGCTCCTTTTGTTGCTCTCTCACTCGAATCAATTCCTCTTCTGCCGTTTTTCTTTTCTTGGTCAATTCACCAATACGAGACTCGGCTCCGGGGATTAGCTTCTCCCTGAGTTCACTAAGTTGTTCTTCGGATAACTCATCCAAATTTAACTGAGAAAGAACATTGTCCTCCGCTTCGGGTTCGGTTTCAGCGACTGATTCAGTCTCTTCTACCTCCTCCTTAACTTCGGAAGATTCTTGAGAAGCTTCGGGTTTCCCCTGAAGTTTCTCGCTACGGCTCAGAACTAATTCTGACGCAGATTGATTTTCCACTGATTCTGGTTCGGCTTCAGCGATAGCCTCAACGATTCCTTTTGACATAACTGTTTCCACTGTTTTACGCCCAGAGACGGCGAACTATTTATATTAACATAGGTTAAAGCAAATCTTTATATCTTTTTTCTAAATTTTTCCATCCCGACAATTGTAACATGTCATCAAGGGCAATTATCCTCCCTGATATTTGTTGTATTTTGTCAGTTGTAGCATCAGATAATTCACCAATACTTTGCTCCCGAAGGTCATCTATTACACTAATGAACCTAGCGAAATGTTCATGGTTATGTAATGCTTTTATATCTTTTTCTAAATTATTTTTTGGCATGTTTTCTTAGAGCTTCTGCGAGACGTTCCATCCGAGGTCTAATACCCGGGATGCCTTCTTCTACCGCATTACGATATTGGTCATTATCTAAAAATTCCTCAGCCGCTTCTAGGAATTTGTCTTCATTGATTAGCTCAAGGGTTTTAGGACTTTGGGCAATTGATCCCCTGTAGTGTTCACTGAACAAAGAACCACGGAGATATTCAGGGAATGAATCAAAATCTCCAATCATTTTATTTAGAGAAACGAGACGTTCCTTAACGTCTTGATCTAGAAGGTCTTCCGCTTCTTTCTTCGTGATGGTGTCCCCTTCCTCCACATCAGCACCATAATGCCCATAGCCAATTGTCCATTCGGTTTCGCCCGGGAGTTGATAGGCTTCGCCCCTAAAGGCTTCATCTTTACGGAGGATGGCTTTATAGAATTCGTTAGAGCGATCTCTAGCAAATTCACTAGCTGTTATATTATCAGTCATAATTAATAGTAAACAAAAGAAAAGTTTTTTTACAAACATATACACCGATGGCGAAAAGAAAGGCAATTGTTAGAAAGGTTTTCATTGTTGCATCTGTTGAGTTTGAACTCCGCCCATCTCGGCCGGAGCTGTTCCAATGCGGCCTATTTGCGCATTCTGAGCCTGCTGCATAGAGAACTGATACTGCCCCATATACTTTTGCAACCTCTCTGAAAAAGCTGGATCTGATTGCAGCCTCGCAACGATATCAGGCTGTTGGACATAACTTTGCAAAATCTGCATAGCGATCTCGGCCCCATTCGGGCGAGCTGGCATTTCAATCCCTGCATAAATTTTCGAAATATCATCGGTAACATCTTTCAGTATCTCTTGTTGTGCGGTTTCTATCGGCTGTAAGACCGAATCTGCAAGCATAGGATCTATGCTTCCGGCGATTAAAGTGATTAAGTCATCAATATTTATACGCCCGTTCCTGTCAAGTTGGAGAAGGGAAACCATTGATTGGAGTTTTTTCTCCTGAGTCTCAGGATCATTATTAAGCACATCATAATTAATGGTAACATCAAAGTTTTCGTCCGGGTTGCCCTTGTTAAAGACTTGAGGATCAGGGACTCCTGTAACTCTAAAAAATATAGAATCGGGGCCAAACCTTTGAAAGCACCGATAACACATCGAAACAACTTCAGCTGAATGTTGCAGATATTTATCTACCAAGAATTGTTTTCTGACCTGACTGATCTGGGAATCTTCATCCAGACCAACCAAGCGGTCAGCTTGCTCCTGCATGGTTTCTTCTATTTCAACAGAACCGGAATTATCAGGGGGAGCAGGGCCGAAAGTAATTTCCCCTTTCCTTCTTTCCGGGATCATTCTACCGGGACCCCAATCAGAAGGGGCGTGGCCTACAGGGTGCATTATTGGCGGGATGGTAGTGATGCTGTTCCTGTCAATTCTGGAATCCCTCTCCACCTTTATGGTATTCTGAATCCCCCTGAGAAGATCGGGGATAGTGGTCGTATCGTATAGCCTCTTACTATCTTCAGATAGTTTGGTGACAACCACAGGATAATCCTCATACCCGTTAAGTAACTCAAACTTAGCATATGCAGGGGTTTGATCGTTGCCCGTAAAGTCTTTATGGAAAATAGTGCAATAGATTCCTTCCGAACCATCCTCCTTGTCGATTAAACGCTGATACCCGTAAACAAGCTCAATGAGTTCCTCAGCCTCATACGCATTATCCGTAAGGCTCAAGCTACGTCTACCCTCCTGTTCCCTTTCAATCGAATCAATGTTTACGCCACGATAGCGTTCGATTACAAAATCTACAAAATCTTCATCCCAATCATCGGTTGTTACTTTATTCTGCAACTCTTGAGGAGTATAGTAGGTCCTCCAAAAACAATATGGTGCTCGTTGGGGATCAGTGACATAGGGCGGAAAAATAAAATCTCCATCCGGAGCTAATGTTTTAACCTCGGGACAATTCACCTGTCTCCTGACGATGGGTAATTCAGTGACTCCAAACTTCCTGAGTTCCCGCAAAGCTTTCCTAGCTCTCTTCGTTGAAACACCCAAGAACGAAGCTTGCATCAAGCTAACAATACTTTCCTCGTCCTCACCATTTACAATGCTTTCCCCAATCTCGGGGTCAAGACTTGCTATTTGATCAAGACTTAGCCTCTGAAGAAAGCTTCTGTCTTCCCTGTGCCAACCAACATAAGTAATAAAGATACCTCTTTCCAGAAGATAGTTGGCCCCAAGCTCCATTTCTCGCTTAAATCTAGGGATATACCCTGAAGTAATCATCCATTTAAGGAAATCACTAACCACCTTGGATCTTGGAATATCAGCAAATTCGACAGGAAATGCCCTGATATTTGACCTGTTCATGGCAGATAGGAACAAAGATACCAGCCGGGTGATCCTTTCGTCTATGGTATGGGCCTCAACATCAGAAGCTCCCTCCCAAGGAAAGGCATCAGCACCATGCTTACGCATATCCCTGCTCTTACCGGGCCACCAGTTACGTCTGTCATCGTAGCTACTCCGGCATAAATCGAAATAAGACTCCAGTTCCGTAACCGATTGATTGTATGAATGTAAAAGAGATTTAACGTCAGGTTCTTTACTCACGTATGTCAAGGACTCCGAAATTGAATTATTCTTCATTTACTTTATTTCTCGCTGATTGTATTATGTGAGAGATATATTCCCTGCTAGGAGCACTTATCATATCACATAAATCATACGGCAGTATAGGTATTCCACTTTTATGGGTAACTCCCCTGCAAAAAATCTCCCAAGCAATCAAACGATCAACTTGCTCAAATATCCATCCCCGATTAAGGGTAATGTCATCCGGGATATCTATAACTGGTTCCATTTTTATCCTTAATGCCGTGAATTATTATGTTCTTGTGTATTAACTTTCCTCTGTATCTTCGGGGAATTGAAACAGCAACCTTCTCTCCTATTTCTTTTATCTCCGCAAAGACATAGTTGGGATTCAAGGCCGGCTTAATAACCCATCCCTTGAAATGTTTTGGAACAATTTCCTCTATATAGGCTGCCTCTCCCAATATAACCTGACCCTCCTCCGTGATCCATGTGGCTCTCTGTTTCCCTGATACCATATCACTTGATAATTTATTATTAACCAAGTTCATAGCCTTCTCAAAAGAAATGTCTAACTCCTTGGATATTTGAATAAGTCTTTTCTTTGGCATTAATAACCCCCAGAGCCTTTGCTCAAAACCGATAACGATTGTTCAGTGACATGGTCAGGACCCTCTCCACCATTCGACATTCGCAAATAGCGAACCAAATCAAAAAAATCTTTAAGAGCCTCATCCGACTTACCTTTTGAATTATAATTAATTAAACTGTCAATTAAATTTCCACAATCCTTGTGTATAAAACATCTTGGCTTATTAGCCGAATCAATCTTCACATTAGGAGTATAACTGAACCATTCGTCAATCGCATTAATTCCAATCTCCTCAGTCCTGCCATCAGAAGGGACAAATATTAAACCATATTGGTCAAACGCCGTGAATAGATCTTCATTGTTTTCATTCTCCCTAGCGAAGTAACGACTGTCCCCAATCCTTTCAAATACCGTAATATCAAGTTCTTCCTCTATCTCTAAAAACAAATCAGAGTATCCCTTAACATTATACCCAATCTTCTTCGTTGCAGGTCCCCGTGACCATCTAGGATCTCCAAATAAAGCCCATTCACCATAACTGTCCCTGTCAGGCCACTCACGCCGAATGTATACATCTCCCTGCCCGTTCACCGCTGCCCATATAGCAGTGTAGTTGCGAGCACCCGCAGGGTCAACAACCTGATAACAGGTAAATCGTTCCTCGTCAGTTATATCGGGGAATACCATCCCATACTTATTAGGAACATCCGAGAGGACATTAACCTCAGTATTGAATAAAGGAAGGAGAGAAGTCATACTCCTTACCGGAATCCCATACGCCCTGACCAATATCTCCTCCTCTGGCCTGTTTTCCAAGTCCTTTGCCAGCCTGTCAAATCCCCCAAAAGGATTCTCATCCGAATGCAGGTAAACAACAGACGCATCCCTTGCAGGGCTATATTGGCGTACAGGAACCTGTTTACCCAGTAATGAAGCCATCTTGGTCTCCAGTATCTCACTCCCCTTCAGGTATTCATTAATGAAAGGAGTGTAACCATTGATCGGAGTAAAGGCTATCAGCATCTTGCTGTTACGAGTGGCTAACCTGAAACGTAAAGTATTAATCAAAGATGAATCACCAAGATACTCATCCAACCAAGCTCCAATGTTAAGACTGTTGGGATACTTGAAACCAAACTCAAACCCTTCCAAAATAGTCTGGTTATTACTGAATTGAGTGTAAGTCTTGAAATCAACACGAGTCTTAGTGTCCGGGAATATGAAACTACTCCCAGTAAAACCATTCTGCATAGAGTAGTTGATGTAACCCTCCACTCCCTTGGTTTTCTTCTTAAACTCTTTAGGCATCATCTCCCATATAGATGCCTGTTGAACCTTCCTAGATGTATCCGCATTCTGTGAAAAACAAACAATGTGACCATTCTTGTTCTTCATAACACTCTCCATCACTATCTTGGCACACCCAGTTGTCTTTCCAGACCTGTTGCCCCCTAAACAAAGACATTCATTATACTTAACAAGACCATCCCTGATCCTACTCCAACCATTCAAATCAAACCCATGCCTAACAGGATCATTGACGGAAAACTCTATCAGCTCCTCATACTGCCTGTGATAATCCAAAAACCCGTCAGGGTCACTCTCGAGCATCTGTAACAACAGATCATCAGCAAGTGGCTTTAATATAGGATGGGGAGTGAATTCTAGCGTTTTCAATTGTTCCAGAACATTGGATCAAACCGATCATTAAGGTAATCCTTGCTGTCAGGGTATCTCTTGGGCTTCTCAAACTTCCCTTTAAGCAAGTTCATTAACTTCGCCGGAGGAAGACCAACAACACACACATTACCGTCTTTCTCCAGAACAATCCACCACTGGTCTGACATGTCTGAAAGAACTTCAGCCACGAAATCCATGGAGTTATTTTCATTTTGGGGGAACATCTATAACATCTGATTTCTTGTATTCTAACATACGTTTTTTAATCATCTCTTCCGTGGCAGTTAGCTGCTCCCTCGTCACCACATGCCTCTCCTCGGTTATCTCAGAAGGTTCCCCCCTGAAATGATTACTAGACCGCTCAGCCTTTTCCAAGGCAATGCTGACAGGAAGCAGATCCTTTATTTGCACCACACTGTCCTCATCATCAAGAGACCTAGATACCCTGTCAATGATCTCTTCCTGTAAAGAATATAGCTTTAAGAAATTCCTCGCAGAAATCTTAGCTCCAAGATCCTTCCACTTCCCTACATAATCAGCATAATCAACCAAGACACTTACAATTGTGTGCTTTGTAAAGCCATACTCCCTGCGAATACCACCAACACTAAACCCCTGACTGTGGAGATACAGGATCTTAGCCACCTTGTTAGGGTTGTAACGACTTAGACTCTTGATTCCCTGAACCTCCTTCTTCCCTGAAACATCCTTAATAGCCTCGGCTATTCCACTCATTATTTTTTTACGCTCATTCATTATTATGATTTTACCACACGCAAATGGACATATCTGTCATTATATTGCAATGAAAATTAAACTTTAGTGTTAGTTAATGATATCGGGAATATACCATTCCCTCGTAATCCTTCAAGTAAAACCGTTAGCACCTCATATTTTTAAAGGGCAGTTTATGTATATAGTAGTGCGCTCTGGCCGTTGGGTCGATCCCCTCCCCCCTGTCTGTAAGTAGTTGGCAGTCAACAGTTTACATGGCGTAGGTTATAAATTAATGAAGATTTAAATTTTACCAAAAAAGGTAGTTAGGGAAGGCTTTTATTAGCTGAGGAAAATAGGTTTTCGGGGCAAAAAAAGGAAGGCTCCTCAACCTATGAAAAAGAGACAAAAGGGAGGGAGGAAAATGAGGGTTTACCCTAAGTTATTTATTGATAGCATCAATTAAAGCTTGCAAGGGTTCATCCGGAGGAGGTAAAAGCATGATCACACTAACGTTAACCAAATAAAAATATGACAATTAAAATAAAAAACGAAGGCTTTTATTCAAAGTATGGGGACGAAAAGAGATTCGCCCTTTTAAGGGAGGGCACGGACTACACTGTCCACAGTATAAGAGGAGACAGAACTATTGTCTATGGAACAGACATTAGCAACAGAGCGTGCTTAGCTATTGTCCACTCAGAGGAGGTAAAAGCATGAACGGATTCATCTTGTATAAAGGGATCACAAACGGGCAACGGTTCGTTGTAATTGCAACGGGGTTTAACCGGGCTTCATCAAATATCAAAACCGGGGACATGATCCAAATTTGGATCTTACTTGTGGATCAAAGCCCGGTTGCGGGCATTCAATCCGGGCTTGATGCTTTGACGATCTGCATCGGGTGTCCCTTTTCCAGTGGCAACGGGTGTTACGTCAACCTAGGCCAAGCGCCCTTGGCAGTGTGGAAAGCCTATAACAATGGGTCCTATGCACCTTTGGAGGACTATTCTGTCTTTCAAGATAGGGAAGTTCGCTTTGGGGCTTATGGGAATCCTTCTCTACTTCCCTTGCGAATCGTGAAAGCGATTAGACGGCGAGCCGGAAAAACAACAGGCTACTTTCACGACTGGAAAGCGAATCAAAAAGCTAAGAAATACAACAGGTATTTTATGGCTTCAACTGATACCTTGGCATCTTTAGAAGAAGCCAAGTCACAAGGCTTGCGGGTCTTTCATTCTAGCCGGAATAAGCCTTTGGGAAAGTTCACTACCTGCTTAAATGTGACACGTGGTAAAACGTGTGCAGAATGTGGGATATGTAACGGCGGGCATGGTCCTGACATATGGGTGCCACTTCACGGCTCCGGGGCAAAGAAAGCCTTTCAATTGATCAATAACTAAACACTAAAAATAGAAGGAATAAACATATGAAAAATACAGTATTAAGAAGTTACTCGATCGAAGACGGGGCAAAGTTTTCGGTTAAAGATATAGATGAAGCTCACAAACTTTATAAAGCAAAGGGTGGTGAGTATGGAAGGACCGGGGGTTTTCTGAATAGAGGTCCCATTAGAGCTCTTGATGATAATCTATGGCAAACGACACTAAACGAACTCTACAGCATCATAGACAAGAAAGGAGATTCATAAAATGCCATATAAACAGACATATGTTGACCGAAAAATAGTAATGATAGAACGCCGGGAAAGCTATGGAAACGTACGCTACTATCCTTTAAACACTTCAGCCAAATTGCTGACTTGTTTAAGTCCTAATCAAAAGACCCTGACTCATTCCAATCTCAAGATTATAGAAGAGCTTGGTTACGAGATTGACGTTGCCAATCCAGTAACAGATTGGAGGTCCTAATGATTGAAAGCATACTTGAGATACTCATCAGACTGCAGATTGTAGCGGTACCTATCCTGATAGTGATCCTATACTTGGCACTGCGGAAAAGGTAGCCACAAAACCAAAGCCCGGGCTTAATTGACCCGGGCTTTTTTGTACCCTGATGTTGGCAAGGTGGCGTTTGTGGCGTATTGCATGGGGGGTAAGTCCTATTCTCAGACAGAATGCTTTCTAGGGGTATTAGCGGGCGTTCTAGAAGGTACACAAAAAAAGACCCCCATTGACGGGGGTCCTTGGGATTGGAAGGCTGGGGGCTACGCAGCGAGTGCCAAGTCAGAGGTTCCCTCTCCTCGTAACTCTGCCCGACTCTCCTCGTTCTAATACCCCTGTTTTTTTAGGTAAATAGTGCAATTTTTTACTTTACATCCCTAATAACAATATCAATATTTATAACCATATGAAAAACCAACAGTTGTTTGAGGCCATCATGGCCCATGAAGAAGAACAAGAGGCTCACGCCTACCACTCCATCGAGGGGCAGTTGATTAAGACTGCCCTCTCAACGGCAGCAATCAAAGTCGTGATGGATGAGGAAGACGAGAAGGCATATCACCAAGACATGCAAGAGATGGATCGTGAACCAACAGACGAGGAGTTGGACATTATGTTCCTCCGGATCTTGGAGGAGGAGCGACTCACCGCCGACAGAAGAGTCACATGAGTTGGAAACCTCTGGTATATTGGACTAAGAAACCCAAACCGTTTCCCCATCTGAACACTACCGATAAAGCTGTGCTTATAACTCTGGCATCATACACTGGCCGGGAGGACAAATGTTTTCCCTCGGTTGACACAATCGCCAAGACCTCGTGGTCCTCACGGTCCAGTGTCATCCGATCTTTGGACAAATTATCTGAGTGTGGGTTAATTGCCCGGAACAAACGCTACAACAAGTCCACCATTTACACCATAGTCTCGGGGGTATCAGAATGAACCTCTATCTTAGTATTACTAATACTATTAACTATTAATAATTAAATACTAATACTTAATACTTACAGTCCCAATATGAAACCTGAAAAAATTAAACCGGTATCAGTCTCAACCACCACCACCTTGGGTGAGTTTGCTGATACTGCTAAGACTCCCAACGATGACTGCGTCATCCTGCGGTGGGGAACAGAACCCACCGCAATTGTAAACTCAAACCTGATATACGATGTGGCAGAAACACCGTGCAACACTTCAACACTTCAACACTTCGACGAATGTCTCGACGACTGACTCTTGACGATATCCGGGAGACGGCCAAGGCCCACAAGGGGGTCTGTCTCGACACGACCTTCGAGAACTGTCGCACCACCGTGAGGTGGCAGTGTCATTTCAACCACGAGTGGGACGCTCCCATCTTCCGTGTCCGATGGGGCAGATGGTGTCCTGTGTGCAGGGTAGCCATGAAGAGACGTCGAACCAAAGCTAGGTTTGTAAAAGCAATCAGGGAACAGGACCCGGTATACTGGGCTGACAGGTTGTTACGAGTGCGTGATGACTTCACCCGCTCGTGGGTGGCATCAATCATATGGTGGGCATACAACCTACCTGCGAGGGACTCGGACTGTCCGTTGTTCCAGATGATGGACGATCACATTCATGGACAACCCTACTCGGAATCTGATTTCAAGAAGGCAATGAGATCCATTGGACTGCCACCACCAGCTTTGATTGTGCCATCCTAGCTAGCTTTTTGGTATAAACTCGGCCGAAACTTATACCAAACTTTTAGTATCCGAAAAGTTTTCATAAACTATTAAAAGTTTAACCCAAACCGTATAAAATTTATAACACAGAGAGGAAAAACAAATGGACAAACGCCAAATCCGCAGGGATTTTTTAAAAATAGACAAGCTGGTCCCACCCGGGAAACCACCCAGACCAGTGAAGAAACGGGGACGACCCATCAAATGGACCACACCACGGGTGCCATTGTATACTCGGGTGGATCAGAAGACTAAGGACCGATTGATTAAGGACTCAGTTGGTGGAAGCGTAGGTGAATTTTTAGATAAACAATACAATGATTAGTCCGCAAGAACTCAAGGTGCGGTTGAGTGCCAACATCAACTCTCTGATGTCAGAGGTTTTCCCCGATGCAAAGCGGGAGACGGCAGGTAAGTATACGATGGGGGACCTCGACGGGAACCCGGGCAGGTCCACTCAGGTATACCTGCACAACCAAGCCAACGTTTATGTAGCCAAGGACAACGCCACTGGGCAAGTCTTAGGGATTCTCGATCTACTGATCCGAAAGCGTGGGACAGGCTACCACGACACCGTGAGGTGGGCGTTACGCTGGCTGGGCATTTCACAGAGTGAGATCCACCCGGTTAAGCAGGCTTCGGTTGCAGTGGAGGCCAAGTTGGATACCTCCGCACTCAGAGGCAGTGAAACTGCCAAGTATCTGGCTGCTCGAGGAATCAATGAGCGAGTGTGCTCCAAGTATGGGGTGGCGCCTTACCTGAAGAACGGTAAGGAGTTCTGGACTGCTAGCTTCTACGATGAGGAAGGAAGGAGCAGGATGTTCAAATGCACGAACATCGAACGGGGATCTAAGAAGCAGATCTTTACCAGCAAACCACCGTTCTGGTCGCTGTTTGGTTTGAACACCATTGACGACAGCAAGTCCATCCTTCTGACGGAAGGTGAGATCGATGCCATGAGTCTGGATGCCATCCAGTCCGGGATTCCTGAGACTTCGGAGGACACAGCCATACCTGCACTCAGCGTCCCTTGTGGAGTGAGCAACATGGATTGGATCAGCAACAACTTTCAAACTCTCAGCGGATTGGAAACCATCTTCTCCTGCTGTGACAATGACTCGGCGGGAGATCAGCTATTCTTAAAGCTCGGAGAGCGACTTGGAGTGGACAGGGTTAAACGTCTGTCCATTCCATTGGAGTATAACGATGTTAATCAATGGTATCTGGAGGCCAAACCCACCTATCAGGATCTCTTTGCGTTGATTCACGAGGCAGAGGGACACACCCTTGCCACCCTGTCCAAGGCCAATGAGTTCAATGTCCAACTCACCGATGAGATCACCCGCTACGAGCAGGAGAAAGAACACCGTAATTTTATCTGGGATGTGCCCTTGAGTCTGAGACCTAGCGAATTGATAATAGCAACAGGCCTGCCCGGGCATGGGAAATCTCAGCTCTGTTATGAAATCCTCCTTCATCAAGCACTGGAACAGAACCGTAAGAGTCTGGCTATCAGCTTCGAGATTACCATCCCTAACATGCTGTGGAATCTGGCACACATACATGCTGAAGAAGCACCCACCTACGAGAACCAAGATGAGATCATCAAGGACTTTGACAACATCTTCTTCATGGACTCCTCCTCATTCAAATCCATCAAACACAACTGGGAAGGAGTGGAGGAGAACATCCGGTTCGCCAAACAGAAGTGGGGGGTGAGTTTTGTTCTGATCGATTCGTTCCAGTACTTGGCTCCAAAACTGGCGTTCGATCTTCAGTCTCTGATTATTAAATCGATGCAACGATTAGCAGTCAAGGAGCAGATGACCATCCTCCTCATTGCTCACAGCGATGGGAAGAAGATGGATCAAGGGGGTAAGTATCCTCCCAAGTCTCCTTCTGATATACTCGGGTCACAGGACACCGGGGCTGCTGCTCACACCATCTTCTCCTGCTGGCGCAACACCCAGAAAGGACTCATTATGAGTGGCGATGACGAGGAGCAGAAGAAGGTGTGGTCCAAGAAGTGTGACGGTAAGTTCACTGTGTTTAAGCAGCGAGCAACCGGAGACAATTTCGAGAAGGACCTCTGGTTCGATACCGAGAAGAGGAAATTTTCACTAACACCAATCATAACCTACGAACCCACGGAGGGTTTGTATTAAAACCAAATAAGATCATGCCGATAAAAACGATAGAAAAAGTGGAGATCATGAAAAAAGAAGATGGTTCCCCAAAAACAAAGAACATCCCGAATGTGGGAGACCTCTATGAACTGTGGGTCAAATGCACAGATGATTTCGAGGGAATATCCATGGCCAAATCAACTGAGCCGTTCTATACCACGCCGGGAACCAAGGTTTCCATCACGGAAAAGACGGATCGCAACGGTAATCCTCGATTAGCGAACAACGGAAACCCCGAAATATCAGTCAATCGATTGAAGGATGACGGTTCAGAATGGGACAACAAACCGAGGTATGCCATGAGTCAGGATAATACTCCCCAAGGACAGGTAACGTCCTTTGCCAACCTGTCCAACATCAAGGGGCAATACACAAAGAACACACGGGGGATTGAGATCGGACAGGCTCTGAATAAGGCTGCTGATTTCATGACCAACGGAACTGACTGCGACAAGCAGACATTGTTTGCCCTTGCAACGGCTATCCTTGAAGTGGGGGATGCCTTGAGAAGCGGAAAGGAATTGGAATTCAAAAAGGAACCCACACCTGTGGCCTTTGAGGAAAACCCATTCTAATCCATTGTTTTGGGGTAGCCAATGGGGGCTACCCCTCTGAACTTTAATATAAAATTAAACACCTATGCATTTTTACGAAATCTCAATTAATGGTCCGTTCTTGAGGACCGATGTTGAAACTCCACCGCAGGCGAGAAAGCTTGTAGAGTCAGGCGTAAGGGTTGTCGCCAGTGTGACCACCAAACTAGCCATCTGCCCCAAACCCTACCTAGAGAAGTGGGGGAAGGAGGAGGCTGCGAGACTGGCCCGTAAGTATCCTCTCCTTCCGATCCCTGAAATAGTTGCTCGGGTCTATGGAGTGAGGGTCCATCCCGAAACAGGGGAGGAGATCCTCACTTCTCTATTTGGCACCTTGGTGCATAAACAACTGGAGGATGCCCTCAATCTTTTAAAGTTTAAGAAACGATGGTCCAATAAACCATATGAGAAATTCGTTAAACCGTTCTTGGAGTGGTTTAAAACAAACCAGTTCAGTGTCGTTTCATGCGAGAGTATTGTCGCTGGTTACAACACAGTAGGTCAGGTGGATCTAATAGCAACGCACAATGGTAAGGTGTGCCTGTTTGATTATAAGACCCGGGAAGCAGGGGACAGCGGTATATCCAAGAAAGCTTACACCTCCGACTGTATGCAACTGGCCATTGAAGCCGAGATGGTTATGCATAAGATGAAATTATCCTATCGGCCTGATGTCTACACTGTCATTATTGACAGCAACTCCGGGGAAACCTATGCAAAGAAATGGACAGACACTGCTGTTGAAAAGGCAGCCATCGAAGCCAAGTTTTACATTAACCATTACGACGACATCTACAGGCTACATGCCCCTGATAGAAAACCCTTACCCTAATGAACAAAGAAATATGGAAAGACGTTGTTGGTTATGACAGAGACTATCAAGTCTCCAACCGAGGCGGGGTTAGATCCCTGAAATTTAACAAGACTAAGATTCTAAAACCCCAAACCCATGGCAATAATGGCTACTGGCGAATTGGGCTTTGCAAAGGAGGAAGACAAAAATTTCACCGCATTCCACGTCTAGTTGCCAAAGCCTTTCTCCCTGATTGGGATGAGAGTTTAGAGGTAGACCACATCAATGGGGTGAAGAAAGAAACCTACGTATCAAATCTGAGAATGGTAACCCATCAAGGGAATAGCAGAAGCTTCAGAACCAAGGCGCAGGGATGCACTTCTAGATTCCGAGGTGTCTCTTGGCGTAAGGATAAGAAGAAATGGACGGCTGTCATCACCTTGGCTGGGAAACAGAAACACCTTGGCTACTTTGTTGATGAGGCAGAGGCAGCAAGAGCCTATAACAAGGCAGCCATACAATATGGATTCAACCCTGAAGCACTGAATCAACCTAAACCAAATATAAAATGATAAAGAAAACTAAAAGATTTGTGATACAATCCTCCACCATCTCTGACAAAACTGACATCCCCGAGAGGGGAACCTACCTGCACGAATACTACCTGATTGACAAAGGTCATTGGGTCCCACAATCAGATCGATACCTCTATTATAATGAGGCGAGGAGGAAGCAGGGACCCCAGCAGGTGGTGACCAATCGCTCCACCCTTCTTAACAGGGGATGGGACTTTGAGTTTAGACCTATTCCTGTTAAGCCCGAGGACCGGACAGTGGTTGAAAGAGATGAAGTGATAGAGCAAACAAAACGACAAGAGGGTCATCGAGGTACAATACCTTTACCTTCATCACGAAAACCCTTACCTATAAGAAAATGAAATGCCATACACTGACCCTGAACAAGAACGTGAATACAAGCGTGAGTGGCACCTCCGTAGGACTGCTGAAAAAAGAAAATGGTTGAATGAATATAAATGCAATAAACCATGTTCTCGTTGCGGGAAAATCTATGACCCTTTGTGCTTGGATCTGCATCATCTCAATCCAATAAATAAGGTGTCAACCATAGCAAGTCTCGTGCAAGGCACCGTTCCGCTGGTTAGCCTACAGAAAGAAGTTGAGAAATGCATCATCCTTTGTGCCAACTGTCACCGACTTCACCACTATAAAAATTAATCTAAAAATGATAACAACAATCTCACCACCCGATCCAGAAGAATTGTCAGAAGCAGTTTGTATACTGGCAGCACATATGAAATACACTCCACTCAAACTCTTGGAGGAGTTATTCCTGTCAGAGTATTTAAACGAAGAGGACGTAGCTAAGGTTGCCTTATACTTGGGGTTGCCTTACGAACAAATCCGTCGTATCATCGAGGACATTTAATAATGAAGAAGAAACCATGGACCCAGTCTCGCTGGAGACTCTTTAAGCTGGCAGCTTGGAGGGGGGCTAGGAACCCTTTGAAGTATGAGGCAAGGGGTAAGGCCCTCGTGGGTCGTAAACTCAATCCTAAGACCAAGAGGATGCGTAATGAGTATAGGTGTAGATCATGCAAGGGGACCTTCCCTGTAAAAGGAGTATCTGTAGATCACATCGAGTCAGTTGTTCCACTTGACTGGGCGGATAATGAGGACTGGGATTGGAACGTGATCGACAAGAGACTCTTTTGTCCTCTGGATGGGTTACAAGTTTTATGTAAAAAATGTCACAAGGAGAAAACGGATGAAGAAAATAAAGAAAGAAGAGAAAATAGGTACAGACAGAATCAGGAATCTTAAAGCCAAACTCGCTGAGGTTATGTTGAACAACATAACTATGGCCCAGATGTGCAACTTCCTTTTTAAGAAGTGCCAAGAGAATGCCGACACGAAGGTCAGCAAGATGAGTTCCAAGGAGATCCTGCAGTTAGAGAAAGAACTCGACACGAAGAGTCCCCCGAAGCAGAGTAAAGAATAATTAATGGGGGTGCTTGGTGAGCTTTAGCAGTAATGTGGGCAGGGTTTGTTTGTTTTACCTTTATTAAACCCAAGACCCCCATGTATTCTCCACGTAAAGAATTCGATGAAGACCTTCACCAAGAATTCGATTTCACTGCGAAACTTAAAACAATCGAATATCTAGGCAATCTAGGTATTAATGCTGTAGAGAACCCGGACAGGTATGGTGTGGATCTCATTGTCCCCGACTGCTTCTATGTAGAAGTCGAATGCAAGTATGTGTGGACCGGGGAAGAGTTCCCCTATAAGGACGTTCACCTGCCCTACAGGAAGTCTAAATACTTCAACCTAGATATGCCCACCCTGTTCTGCATCTGGAACCGGGAGTTCAGCCACCTGATCTCATTCAATAGCTTTATCGTTAAAGAGATAGAACCCGTTGAAGTTAAGAACAAGTATATCCCCGAGGGAGAATTGTTCTTTAAGATACCAATAGACCCTGAATTCTTATAGTAAAAGATCTAGCGTGTGCTGGGCACAAAAATTGATTAATGCTTCGGGCTGATACCTACATTAGGCGGACTATACTCCCTTATAGCCATTAAATCACCCTCAGTAATAATCGTCTTATCCCGTAACTCTACCTGTAATACCCCGTTCTCTTTTATGTTGGGATAAATTTCAAATAATTTTTCAATTTTATTTAATCCCTGAAGTGTGGATAATAACTTCTCAACTTCGGTCATTTTATAAAACATAGAACTATCAATTTTTTTCTTGTAATTCATAGCATCGGTATAGGTAGGATAAGTAATGTCTCCTACTTTTGCATCATAACTAAAGACCCTAAATACATCCTCATCCGTATGGGGTTTCCCTTCATTAATCAGTTGGGTTTTTTCTCTCTGCCATTTGTCAGCGATTGAATCGCTTACCACCACCTGAAGGTTTCCTACTTTATTTCGTAAAATGTCAATTATCTCCCATTGACTAAGTCCAGCCTGTTTATACAAACTAACAATCCTCTCTTCGTCTATAGTTCCCGAAGACACATCCATCGCTGCATCTTTAAGTCGGATTAATTTTGTAATATGCGATTGGTAATCCTTATTAAGATCTTGGAATGCAGTTAAATATTTCCTTTTATCAATCATAGAAGCTTCTTCATTCTGTAAATCAAGTGTTGCCTCAACAATACCAACCTCTCTTCCAAACTTGGCTTTAAGGTCTTCCTGCCTTATTCGTGCAATATTTTTAAGGTTGGTCCTAATATTATTTATAGATTGGGAACTAGGGTTGGCCTCATATATCAAGGATCTCTCTACATCATAGTCTTGTGTTCTTATACCCAAACTCCTATATAACATCTCATCCCAATCTCGCCTTGGAGTTCCTTCAATAAACCCTCCAAGTTCTAAAAGATTAATAAAATCACCCCAGCCTGCCACACGAAATGTGCTTTCTATAAAATACCACAATCGGTCTTGTCTGTTGGAAGCCTCTTCCGCTGATAAACTTATTGGATTTCCTCGGTCATCAAACCCAGATAGCGACTCCATCCCGCTTTGCATAATAAAATTACCCTCACCACCAAATTCATCAATAAGGATATTCATCAGGTTGGTCTTTATTTGATTATCACTGGCATCTGGATCTTTGGAAAATAAATCTGCAACTGCACCTACCATTCTAGGGATTAAACTATATTGGTTTAGGTAAGCTAAGTTTACATATCGGCCCTTAGTCGGATCATCTTTGTTTGGGAAAAATATTAAATCATCATTCCGATTCCAAGGAGCAACAAAGTTCCTCAACTTGTTTCGCATATCAGAATCAAATCCGGTTGCTTCATCATTTAGCCCAAGCCATAAGGCGGTAGAACCCGCAGCCACCGCTACAAAGGAAGCTTCATTTCTTAAGCCACGCCACCGTAACTTACTTTTTGTTGATTCAGAAACATTTTTAAGGAACTTTCGGTCCATTCCCATTTCCAAAAGAAATTTCTCTGGCTGGAATTGCATCTTTAATGGAAGGACAGTAAGATTAACTGTGTTCCTTACCAACTCAGCATTAAACGTAGCAAAGACAGGTAAGACACCCCACTTTGAAGCTTGCTTAACAACAGGAGCAACATTGTCGTAATTAGGATAGTGAGCATTGGTGAAGTTTGCTGCCATTTCCGCCACCATGTTGGATCGGGTAACCTCATCAACCCCATCTAAGTGAGGGACTATATCATCAAACATCTTGGAATTTCCTTTCCAAGTTGTATACCGAAATGCGTTATCTATAGAAGAATAAACAGAACCGGGGACTTTTATAATTGGATTATCTGTGATCTTTTTAGTCCAACTACCCTCAATTATATTATCATATAAGGCTCCTTTAACTACGCTGTTGTCTAATACGCCCAACTCTATAGCCTTATCAAAGTCTCTTATTACTTCCGCCTTTTGGGGCCCCACACCAAACTCACTTAAACCAGCTCTGGCTGCCGTGACCATATTCCTGAAAGGATTATTACCCGAAGCAAACGTAGCCATTACTGCACCAATTGTATTGGTTGGGAAGGATGCAAAATTCAACGCTACTAAACCATACTTAGATGCAAATATTCCCAAGCTTAGAGCTTCCTTAGCAACGCCAGCAGCAGGGACCGTTGAGCCTTCAGACATTGATTTTGCAATGCGATCAAACCTGATATCATCCAAAGCTCTTGCGACTCTAGGAGTTGTTTCTACCTCAAGGGTATTATTGAAAAAATTAATTGTTGTAGTGCCTTGGCCTCCAGCATCAGGAGTTAACACTCCCCTCGCTTCTGCATTTCTCCTTAATTCTTCTGCCCCTTCCCTAAACATTATGCGGGTATGAGGCATTTTTTGTACAAAATCTATTCTTTTGGCTAAACCAGACTGGGCTAAAGATTTGAGGACATGAAAATCGACTTGATTTTTAACGGCTAATGATGCCAGTTGCCTATTACCTACCTCAAGAATACTACCGTAGTCTACTAACTCAGTCCCGGGAATCTTTAACGGACCACCAAAAAAATCTAGAAACTCCTTGGGCCAGTTCGTCATTTTATGTTTTATAATATCCTCTTCGGATATTATATTTGATTTACCTTTCAGGTTTTTATCAACCTGCGTAGCCTTGTTCTTTGCGGAATTATTTAGATATCTATCGGTGTAATCCTGAATTCTTTTTATTTTTTCAACTCTTAAAGCCTCGGGACTTAACGGTTTCTTTTTTCCAGTATCACTAAAAGCCCAAGCTGGTGGCTCTTTCCCGTTATCGCTTCTTACAAATCGAGTAATGGGTTTAGGAGTTTTTCTTTTAGGTCTCCTTATCCTCGGCGGCCCTCGGCGTGCGACGGTATAGGTTGTCAGTGAAGCGTCAGAACGAACAGCCCTGGGTAGGGGCTTTTTAATTGTTTCTTCAACAACTTTAAAGTCTCCAAATCCCCAGTCAGCACCCTTGGAACTCTTTAAAAAATTCTTTAAATTTGTAAGTGACTGTCTAAAGATTTTTTCTTCTTCGGGTCCACTCGGGTAATTCTTGTCGTCAAATATTCTATATGATACATGTAACCACCTGCCATGACTATCATATATGTCCTTTAACCACTTCCTTTGGTCAAGTGGAATTTTATCAAGAAAGTTTGGTTTTAAAAATGGGAAAACTACCTGTTGAAATTGCTGCATTCGCTCGTATAACACACGAGCTTCACCAGCAATAGGCTTCATTGCCGAAGTTGGAGTATCAATTTGTCCTGTTAAAAATCTAGTTGTATCAATACCTATTGTGCTGGCAGGATCTTGTAAGGTGATTTTTTGAATTTTGTCCCTGACCTTACTAGTCAATCGAGCGTTAGCAGTTCCTTGTCTTTTAATATTTTTGATTTTATTTCTTAAAGGATTCTTAACCACCATGCTTGGGAAAGTTCCTGTTAGAAAATTATTTATAGTATTAAGAACTTTGCCCCTTGTAGCTAAAGAACTTGGGCTTATTGGATTTGCTTGTGCCTGTATAGCTTCAATGATAGTCAAGCCTATGGCTTCACCTTCTATATCGTCAACGACCCTGCCTAGAAGTTCATCCGCTCTCTTGTTGGAAGCTACTCCCCTCCTTTCTCCATTTATAGGATTTAAACCAAGACGTTTCACTAACTCGTTTTTTTCTAAAAATGGTAATTGCTTCCACTTAGATAATCTTCCGGCAACAGTAAGCATAGCATCTGCTTCTTCACCGGGACCAGATAAGTCATTGGAGAAATGAGCAGCATCTTGAGATATACCCCTGTCTATATCATCAGCCGTTGCCACAACCCAGTCAATATCAGCCTGCGTTGCCTTTGGAGTGCCCTTGGGAACTTTGTCAAAACCGGGCACAAAAGGAGCATCGTCCAGAATCTTAGGGAACCCGGGCACAATATCCCCAGTTAGTCCTAAGTAGTCACTAACTCGCCTTTTGGTTGCCCTATATCCGGCTCCCACAGACATTCCTGCTCCTCTTGCACCGAGGCCAAAGCCTCCTCCCCACAAACCTAACTGAGCAACCTCTTCCTTCGTTGGAAGACGTTTTTCATCTATGATTGCTCTAGTGGTAGCTTCGGTCACACCATATCCAACTCCCCTAGCACCTTCTTTTGCTATTATTCCAACTTTTGAAGCTCCCCTAACTGCTTGACCTCCGGGGACTGCGGTAATCAGACCACCCGCAACTGCTCTTCCCCAAGAAATTACATCCCAACTCCTGCCCTCTGCTCTTTGAGCTAACACACTAGACCCAAATCCTCCAGAGAATGAAACCGCTGCATAGGTGAGGGGTGCTGTAACAATAGCAGCAGGACCAGACAAAGCTCCAACTATAGCCCCGGCCTTAATCCCCGCAGCCTGTGAAGCAACTCCCCCCACTGTTTCTACTGCTATACCCTTTCCAAGCTCCTTTAAAGAGATTGGATCTTCAGGCTCGGGAAGATCTCCTCCTAATATAACTTCCGATGGATGTTTCTTATGAGTAGCCCGTTGTCTTTCAATAGCAACTCTAGCAATTCCCCCCACTGGAACCGGACCTCCAGAGACTGGATCTAAGTCTTTCTCTATTCTTTTGGTTCGGGTGGCCATAGCTCTTTCTTTAGTTTAATGTAATAACCCGCATGATATATGCCCCCTATTGGAGTGACATTCTGTTGTGTCCTGTAATCTCCTGCTTGCATCTGACCTCCCCCCACTGGATATGGCGTGCGGCCCCAATCCGGTTTGTAAGGTAGAAGGATAATTGTGGTGGTCGCATCAGGTTGTGATGGATCAGCTCCTGCATAGTCTTTTGATCCAAATAATCCGGCAGCATGTGTTTCCTTTGTATCCTTCCCCGCATAGAAGTCAGCGAGCATTGATGCTACTGTCTTGCTCTTTAACTCGGCCATGAGTTTATCAAAATTGTCTGAGTATTCCTGCCAAGTTAATTTACCTGTATATTTCTTAACACCCTCAGCTTCATCCATTTTTACTAGATCCGTTTGCATTCCACTAAAATCAATGAATTTGTCCGTAGCGGCAGCCATCTTGCTGGCTGCGTCAATAGATTTGGCATTCATTATTTGATTACTTCGGTTAGCTATTCCAACCGCATTAAGTCCTACACCCACTTTTGGGTTACCTTCGGAATCGATACTTACATTAACTCCTTTCCCAGCTAACTCAATTATTTTCCCCAGTTGATTTAGTTTCTCAGTATATCTTTTCCCTAATTCATCGACATTTGCTAGACTTCCTTGGGCAGTAATCTGGGCTGAGGAAATACCTTCCCTACTTTTGATGTTCATCTCGGCAATATTCATTTGTAAAGCTTGGGTCTCCCTAAAATGCTCTTGAGACAACATACTGTTATACATTTGAACCACCTGAGCATAAGTTAAATTATTATCGGTAACACCCTTTCTAAGACTTGAATAAAAATTGACACTTTCTTTAGAAGGCTGAGGCCGGCCGGTTGCAGGATCGATTTTAGTTTGTGGTCTTTTACCTAATTCCGCCCAAGGATGCTCGGATTTGCCTTTAAGAATACCGGCAGCATCGATGTTCTCCATCGTTCTAATATAATCTAAAGCTGCTGCCTTATCTTTTTCTTCCTTCTCCCTTTTCTCCTTTTTCTCTTTTTCTCTTTCAGCATGGCTCTTGATAGCTCCAGCAAAACTTTCACCTAAGCTGGAATACATAGCACCCGCAGAAGCACCTGCACTTTCTATTGATCTGAATACCTGCGGGTCCAGACGTAAAAGTCTGGCATCTATTGATTCACCTACTCTAGCCATAATATTTTCTCCTTAAAAAATTAATTATTTTATGTCAAGGGATTCCATTGTTCAAAACTAGTTTGAGGCATATTGTATGTCGGCGGATTAGAATAACTACCACCACCGCTGGTGCCTCCACCGCTGGTGCCTCCGCCGCTGCCAAATATATCCATAATTCCTCCGGCACCTGCTTCAGTCCCAAGAAAACTACCAACTACATTCCCTAGACCACTATACATCCCAGCTTTCTTCGCTGCTGATGCAGACGTCTGTGCTCCCTGTAGAGCAGTCAAGTTAGCTTGTTCTGCCATAGCAACATTCACTCCCACATCATAATTAAAAGCTTTCGGAGTAGTACCATATTGGGCTTGCTGTTGGCTCACACCTAGCACATCCAACCCGGCACCTTGGGAGGCCGGTCGACCCATGTAAGCAGTGACATCTGGGGCTATTCTCTGCTGCATAGTAAACGCTTGTCCAGCAGTAGTTAATGCTTGCTGTTCTCTCGCATAATTCTCGGCTCTCCTTCTGGCTTCCATATCTTGTTCCTGCGTAAGGAGAGAAGCTTCCATAGCTTGTTCTCTGGCTTGTTCTCTGAGATCTCTCTCTACTATGTCAGAGGTAACGGCTGATCCACTAACGAGTTTTTCCCTTTCCAGATCTCTAGCAATAGCCGATTGTCTAAACTCCTCTTGGGAAATTGCTGTGGAGAGACCGATACCTTGTAAGAATTGCGATTCCCTTGCACTTTCCCTTTGAGCAGCAGCTTCTAATGCAGCCAATTCCTGTTGCCTCTGTTGCAAATTAAGCCCTCCTGCTTGCGTCAATGCTTGCAATCCTATTCCTCGTTGAGCCTGTAATTCAGCCTCTCGTTGAGCCTCTAGTTGTGCAGCGTATTGCAGTGCATCCAACTGTTGTGCTCCACCTTGTAAACCGTAACCGGAAGCTTGGCTCAAGGCTTGCGCTCCTATTTCTTTCTGGGCTTGTAGGGATGCCATTCGTTGAGCTTCTAAATCCCCGGCATATTCTAAAGCCGTTAGCTGTTGTTGTTGTCCCTGTAAACTGAGACCAGCAGCTTGACCCAAGGCTTGCATTCCCATGCTCTGTTGAGCCCGCATCTCGGCCATCCGTTGCGCTTCTAAATCTCCGGCATCACCTAAAGCAGATAGCTGTTGTTGTTGCCCCTGTAAACCGAGCGAACCTGCCTGACCTGCTGCCTGCATTCCCATTCCCTGTTGAGCCTGCATCTCGGCAAAGCGTTGTGCTTCCATTTGCCCAGCAGTGGCAGCCATCCCCGCTCCGGCCTGTTGTTGGGCCATCAACTCTTGGAACCGAGCTTGTTGTAAAGCATCGGCTCCGGAAACCAATCCTGCCCCTGCTTGAGTGGCAGCAATTTCCTGTTGTTGTCTGGCAAGCTCCATCTGCTCTGCTGTCATTCCAGCCTGTAGTCCTTGTGCTTGTCTACGTAACTGTTCTGCTTGTCTCGCTGTTTCCTGCCCCATTGTTTGAGCAGCAGCCTGTTGAGCAATTCCCTGCCGCTGTAAGTCTTCTTGTATTCTAGCTTGTTGCAGGCTTTCAGCTTCTCCTAAGAATCCGGCTCCAGCTAGCCTTTCTGCTGCCAGTTGTTGCGCTCTGGCAATGTCCATTTGTTCTGCCGATACACCCGCCTGTTGACCTAAAGCTCGTTGTCTGAGCATCTCCTCTTGTCTGGTAGCTTCCAATCCGGCTGCACCAAGAACTCCCTGTTGACCCAGTGCTTGCTGCCTGAGCATTTCATCTTGCCTGCCTGCTTCGAGACCAGCGACACTGGTAGCACCAGTTTGCCCTAAAGCCCTTTGTCTCATCATTTCATCCTGTCTCGCAGCCTCCAGTCCAGCAGCACCAAGGGCACCCTGTTGACCTAATGCTTGCGCTTGCCTCTGCTCTTGAATTGCAGCTTGTGTCAAAGCATCTTGTTGACCGAGAAGGGCTGAAGCTAGACCTAAATCCTGCCCTAAATCAGCCCGGCGAGCCTCGGCCATGCGACCAGTAACAGCAGCGGCAGCACCAGTATCTCTAGCTCTACCCTGACGTTGTTGTAATGCCAACATCTCCTGCTCCACCTGGCGTTGTTCTAACGGGGAAAGTGTTCCTGCGCCTCCGATGAGTTCTCCAATTCGTGCCTGCATTGCAATCTGTTCAGGAGAAGCTGCACGTTGTTGAGCATCCATGCCACGCATGGCTGACAACCCTAAAGCTCTTTCCACTTCAGAAGCAGCCCTGACATCGGCACCCATGCCACGCATCGCTGAAGCACTAAGGGCTTGTTCAATATCAGAAGCTCCTCTGGCTTGAGCATCCAGGCCACGCATTCCCGATACGCCTAAAGCGATTTCAAGAGGAGAAGCTCCTCTAGCTCCAGCTCCCATATCTCTTATGGCAGCATCAGCCATTGCGCTTTGAACGCCAGATGGTCCACCTGCCTGTTTTTGCAACAATCGTAGTCCTTCCGCCGTTAAAGCCTGCTCTCTGGCCCCTTCAGTCCTTTGAGTTGCTCCCAAACCTGTTTCAGCAGCTTGCCTTAACGCTTGTTCCGTTGAGGATGCGCCACGAACACCTTCGGCAATATCAAGCAATGCTTGCGCTTGAACATTTTGTTGAACAGCAGAAGGTCCACCTGCTGCTTGTCCCAACAAGGCTTGTGCCGCCGTTCTTATATCGGTTTCTCCCATTCCAGCTAGCCGTTGTTCGAAGCCTAAACGATCCGCCGCAGCGGCTCCCAATGCTGTTTCTACAGGTGAAGCCGTTCTACCAGTAGCAGCCAATTGATCTGCTCCAAACTGTGCTAAACCCGTTGCTTCTGTTGGTCTCTGAGCGGCTGCTAGTAAAGCTTTTTCAGCAGCCCCAGCCGGTCTCGCTGTCGCAGCCATTTGGTCTATTCCGAATCGTGCAAAATTCGTTGCTTCTGTTGGTCTTATTTTTGCTGTCTGAGCGGCTGCTAGTAAATTTTTTTCAGCCCATCCAGCAGGTGTCGCTGTCGCAGCCAATTGATCTATTCCAAATTTCGATAGTTCCTCTGCTTGTGCTGCCCCGCCGGGTGCTGCTCCACCTGCTGCTAAAAGGGCGGTTTCAGCAGCCGATGGTCCACGGGCCGCTAATTCAGAAGCCAATTGTCCTTGTCCAAATGTAGACAACTTTTGTGCTTCCAGAGATGGACCTCTCCTTGCTCCTTGTTCATCGAAGGCTGCTCCGTAAAGTGCTTTTTCTGCTTCACCTGCTGATGGCCCCGACATCAAAGATCCAACTTTAGCTGATAAATCTGTTTGAATTTGCGGAGAACCAAGAGACTTTTGATCTATAAACGTAGATACTGCGTCTGCCACTTTAGTTTCCAGTGCTTTTTTATCCGGGGACAAACCAAGGTTTTTCCTTAGTTCAGTTAAAGCTACTTGTTGATCACTAAAAGAACGATTTGGTTCTTTTATCATCAGATCCGCCTGTTCCTTTACTAGGTTAGCTAATGCTGCGGCGGGTAGATTAGTCTCCCGATACATCTCAACCAACTTAGGAGCCAATTCCTGCATGATCCGAAATTCATTTTTTAAGGCAGCTTCTTTCAAGCGTTCACCAACACCTGCTTGTCTGGTTACAGAATATTCAGCCAAGTCGAGTATACCCGGACTACCCTCAAGAACCGCAGCAGCCGTATCCTCAAATTCTCCTTTTAATGCTTCATAATTCTCATCAGAGAATTGCCCAGTTTTTTTCAAATTCTCAATTTGATTAGCAAGTTCTCCTAATTCTACTCTCTTATTTTCATTAAATGCTTTTTCAGCCCTAATATAAGGTTCATATGCATCAACGTCTTCAGGCTGAGCTGCTATTTCATCATCAAGAGTACCAATACCCTCAGTGTAATTCTTTTCAAGATCATCAAGATAGGACGTTGCATCTTTGAATCCTGCCTCTTCTGCCTGTGTTTCGAGCCAGTCATATCTCTTTCCCGCATCGGCATAGGATTCACCGAGTTTTTCTTCAATGACCAAAGCATCTGCAAGGGCAGTTTTCCAATTAGCATCTAGCTTTTCTAATCTTGTAATATCAGTAGCAAAAATTCCTTTTGTTGATTTTTTAAGTTTACCTCTCTGGAGACCTGACATCTCGACTAATGGGTAATATTTATTTTTAAAATCTTTTAATTTCCCAAAATCGCTAGTGTAGTCCTCATACTCGGTCTGGAGTTTGTCTGTTGCCTTTAACTCATCCTGATAAAGGATTCTGGTTTTTTCCCATTCCTCCTTTTGGTCTTCAACATTAAAGGTCGTTGATTCAATCTCGGATTCCTTAGCTCGGATTTCAGCCGTGGCCTTAGATAAACCAACTTCTAATGCTTTTACAGCAGCCTCCGCTATGTCTCTTTCTTCTCTGAGAGCGGGATCAGCACCCATTAAAGCCGTTCTGGCATCCTCTAGAGCCTGCCTCTGCATAGCTGGACGCATTGCTTCTTCGGCTCTAATCATAGCCGGAGTTGCTTCTTCGAATCCTTTGGCAGTTGATTTAAGAACCTTTTCTATATCAATCGGATCTATTTTCACTGTTCCGCCTGTTCCACCACCACCTCCTGAAGAGGTAAGTGCTGATGTAAGTGCTGATCCCGCTGCGCTGTAAGCTGCTGCTTTCACTGTGCCTATAGCTGCTGAAGCTACCATTGCCCAACTCATACTAATTTCCTTTCTTCGTTAAACTCTAATATCTGTCTTTCAAACTCCATTAATGCAGGACTTTTTTCTATGAAAATATCTTCTAATTTTTCAAGGTCAGTTTCATCAGAAGGATGAGGATTCTGCCATATAATATCTTCTATTACATAAAGAGCTTTTCTGTGTTTTGCCGGAGAAACATAGGTGAATGGAGCCTCTCTATATATAAGTTTTCCGTCTTCAATAATGGCTACTTTCCCCTTTAGAAGAATATTTACCGTTTCCGTTTTATGCCTATGTCCGACAACAACCAGTCCTTTAGCCATGTGTAGTTCTCTCAGATAAATCCCCGGAGCAAAATAATGATTAACACATTCGGGTAATTCTGAGCATAGAAATGTATTAGGTTCACCATTCAATACATTTTCAAGCATCTGCCGTTCTAATATATCGGCATGAGTTTCATTATCATCCACCGGCAGGATATGTGATTGATTCTGAAATGGGGTTAGCTTCTCCAATATCTCAATATCGCTAATGGATTCTGGGATCATTTCTGTAATATCACTCATCGTCTTCTTCTTCTTCCTCTGGCTCTGGATTTAAAGGCTCTACAATAGCTTTTCCGTTTTCATCGGTCCAGCCAGTGTTCATCATGTGATCGTCCTGACGTTCACCAACTACCATCCAACTAATTGAATCTGTGCATGTAGCGTCTTGTGCCTCAATTGTCAGAATGTTACCCGACACACTGGACCTGACAGCAGTCCAACCTGATTCATTGGTCGTGAAGCTTTGAATGTCTCGGCAAAGAACAACAAAAGTTCCTTCGGTCATTCCGCTGACAGTGTCTATATCTATTTCAGCAGATCCATCAACAAGATCCACTTTCCCTCTATAAATTAAATCAGCTTGTGGTCCCTCAATAAAACTGTGAACCAAGTGATGGGTTTCCTTTTTAGATTCTAATGGGTGGGGAATCTTAAACGATCCGCTTCCCTTTGAAACAGCTCCTGAAAATGATGCGTTTCCATTTCCAGATATATCAACTACTTTGGTGTCGCCGTCGTCATAGACCTCAATGTAACCGTCATCATTGTTATCAACTCCCATCTTAACTCTTTCCTCTTCGCTCCCATCGTCCTTGGAATTAAAGAGATGGATGTATGCTCCGTAAGCATTAATACTCGCCCGAAATGCGGCGTCATTATGCTCATTATACAGATACAATAATCCCCGATCTACGTAAGTCTGCATGTGGATACGGCGATTGGCACCTCCCCATACAGAAAGCCAGCCTGTGTTGTTATCGGCTCCGACCACCTTTAAATCATTAGCACTTTCATCCCACAGCATATAAGCTCCATCCGCTGCTCCAAAGAATTTAACATCTTTGCCTGTATCATTAACGCCCACTGTAACTGTTCCGTCGATCTGGACATTACCGTCAATGTCTACAGCGTCTAAGTTGCTTGTGCCATTAACATCAATGGTGGTGAGTGTTCCAAGACTAGTAACATTAGCCTGTGCTGCTGTGCTTAATGTCCCTACAAAGGCTGTGGATGTAATGCTTGTTGCACCTGTAACGACTCCTGCGTCTACATTGATTGTTCCATCTAAAACGATAGCAGAACCACTTGCAGGTGTAAGATTTAAAGCACCAGAGTTTGCTGTAATAGTATTACCATTAACACCAAGATTATCTACTGTGAGGGCTGTAAGTGTCCCTAAACTGGTTACGCTGCCTTGTGCAGCAGTAGACAAGGTTCCAGCTACTTCTCCGCTTGATCCGTAAATTACAGCTTTTGAATTAACTACAGTGTCGGCAGAAGAACCATCCAGCAGATTGAGTTCTGCTGCTGTTGATGAAACAGTTGTTCCATTTATAGAGAATGCATCAGTTTCAAGTGTTCCATCGACATCCACATCACCAGCAATGTCTAAATTACTATCAAATGTAACAATACCTGTAAATCGGCCGGTTCCATTGACATCTAATTTATAAGTTGGGGTAGTGTCTCCAATACCGACGTTACCCGAACCATCTATTCTCATTCGTTCAGTTACACTGGTGCCAGACCCAGTGGGCCAATCAGCAGCTGTACAAAATGTCATGTATCCTTCTGGGAACAGGTGAATTTGAGTGGCACCATCCTCACTATCGGTTCCATGACTTGTCCATTCACCATCATCTGCACGATAACCGTTACCATTTAAGGTGACAGCATACGACCCGCCCGAATTAATTGACCCAAGGGTATCAATACCTAACCAAGTAGTATTTGCGGACCATGCATCAGCCGGTTTGTGAACATACAAGTCTCCATCTAGTGTCAAGGAGGAGGACATATCGACTGGACCATCAATATCTACTGTATCTAAATTTGTTGTGCCATCGATATCCATATCGCCTGAAATATCCAGCTCTGTTGCGACAATCTTATCGTTAAAGATTGCTGCGCCTGCGTCTGACATATCAAGCGTTAAAGCAGTGATTGTTGACCCACCATCATTGCCCTTAAATATTATATCTTTGTCAGATATATAATTACCTATAACAAAACTGCTTGATGAGTTTGTGAAGGCTCCAAATTCTGTTCCAGCATCTTTTAACCTAATGTCTGCTCCGTCTGCGTCTAAAATTATGTCTCCGCTGGAGTCTATAGTTACATCGGTTCCATCGTTAGTAATGGTATCTAACGCAATCGACCCAACATTAGTGATGTCAGCATCATTGAAGCTGGTGGCTCCCAATGTGTTGGCTGCTGCTGTGGATGTAATTCCAGCTCCGAATGTGGCCAATTGATTTTCATCAACCGAGATGGAGGGAGTAGTTCCTACGGTGCTTCCAAGACCGATAACCAAATCATCTGCGCTATCATCTAATCCAATATAAAAATCTTGTGCGTTCCCATCGAAAACAATCTTGGTATCAACCGCAGAAGCGTCACCAATGGTGACAGAATCGTCTGTAATGGTTAAAATGCTATTGGTTCCAACAGTTGAGCCTTCTCCGATAACCAGCTTATCTGCTGAGTCATCTAGGGCTATATAAAAGTCTTTTGCATTTCCATCAAAGACGATTGCTGTGTCTTCGGCTCCCGCATCACCAATAGTTAATGTTGGGGTCGTGCCACCAATAATAACATCTCCACCAAATGTGGATTGTAAATTCTCATCTATAGCAATTGCAGGTGTGGTTCCAATGGTTGAACCAAGACCAATTAATAAATCGTCAGCACTATCGTCCAGAGCTATGTAAAAGTCTTGGGCATTACCATCGAATATAATAGCAGTGTCTGCTGCTGCACCATTGCCAATGGTAAGTTGTGGGCCGGTGCTATCTATTGTCAGGCATGTTGCAGTTTCAACAGCAGTGGTTCCAATTTTGAACTTATCACTGTCACTATTATCCACACCCATTGTAAATGTAGCGGTGCCTGATAACTGAAATTCTATAACGGGATCACCCGTAGACGTGTTATTAATATCTACGCCATCTGCACTACTGCTACTACTTTCTACGTCCAGCTTTGAACTGGGTGAACTGGTGCCTACACCAAGACCAGTTGAGTCCCAATTTGGATGGTTTGTAGAAAGTTTTGCCGGAGTGACACCTCCATCTTTGATGATAATCTTTCCTCCGCTAAGTGCGGTTGTGCTATCGTCCACTGCGTCCGCTGCAAAAGTTGCTGCATTAGCAATGTTATTCAATTTAGTCGAAGTGACTTGATCGCCGTCAGCGAACGTATTTCCTGTTGCTAGTATTGCCATTAATCTGCCTTTTCTAAATGTCTAAAGGTTTGCGCTCCCGCAATTTTTACTGCTCTAAATTTTGGTCTTCCCTGTGTCGTGTCTAATTTAAATTGTAACCCATAAGCCCGTCTGTTTCCAAACCTGCCACGTAAAGAAACATCTTCGCCTACAGATAGTAACCCACCATTATACTCATTAATTGTTCCAATACTTATAGTATCATCAATATTTTCTGTTATTGCTGTTATCGTAGCATCTGATTCGTTAAAGTCAGAGGACTGAGCATGTAAGTCCCAATTGTTCCACTTCTTACGATCAACGCTTTGTGCGGTAAACATCCGGGTTGTTGCGGTTCCGAGAATAGGAATGCTTCTCTGTGCTGAACCAATCTGAGTTATTACAACATCGACATCATCGTTTCTTGAATCGAGTTGATGCACCCCACCCTGTTGATTAACAACATATACTCCCCGGTCATCATCGTTACCGGCTATAATTAAATTATGTGATTCCCAGTCAGAATCATTAACTGAATCAACTGACTCCCATTTCTGGTTTAAAAAATTATAAACAATAATAGAATTGTTTACAATGGCATCATCCAACGGAACGGCTAAATAATATTTGTTTTCAAAATAAACACCGAGAGCTTTTGAAACATGCGCCTTATTAATTCGATTTATAGTATTTTCAATATTGGTCGAAACAGGGAGATCGTCTCCTCGCAAATTATATAAATCTTGGAAACTCACAGAATACAAACCATTATCAGATAGGAACATAATGTTGTTTCCGATTTGTGTAATGGTCTTTCTAGCAACACATCCTACCTCTCCTGTAATAAGCTGAGATGTTGCGGTGGTAGGATCTGATGACCCAGATATCAGATGAATGGAATTGCGATTAAAAACAACCAACTTGTCTTCGGCAAAAGAAAGAAATCCTACTATAAAATCTGACGTTCCGGCGTTGAGGCGGAATTGGGCATATATCTGATCGTAGGTGTCTGTGTCCAGGATATCAGAAAATATCACTTCATCCCTAATGCCTCTGTTTGTAATAGTTGCACTACCACTGCTTCCACTAGTAGTATAATCAAATGGAAGAACAAGGCGGGTTTGATGAATGATTCCAAATGGCGGTGCTGGCATATGTATAAAACCAATACCAGCACTTACTTTCTGGGTCCACTCAGTGTCGGTCTGGTCACT